ATGGGGATTAGCCAAGCGGTAAGGCAACGGACTTTGACTCCGTCACTCATAGGTTCGAATCCTATATCCCCAGCCAAGTGCGAGCCATTAGCTCAGTTGGTAGAGCACCTGACTTTTAATCAGGGTGTCGAAGGTTCGAGTCCTTCATGGCTCACTTTTATTATTACATGCGCGTGTGGCGGAATGGCAGACGCACCAGACTTAGGATCTGGCGTTTCACGACGTGGGGGTTCAAGTCCCTTCACGCGCACCACTTATTGCGGACGTGGCTCAGCGGTAGAGCATCGCCTTGCCAAGGCGAGGGTCGCGGGTTCGATTCCCGTCGTCCGCTCCATAATTTTTGCGCCCTTAGCTCAGCTGGATAGAGCGTTTGACTACGAATCAAAAGGCCGGGAGTTCGAATCTCTCAGGGCGCGCCATTTTTTATTAAGCAATTATATTATTTTAACGGGATGTAGCTCAGCTTGGTAGAGCACCTGGTTTGGGACCAGGGGGTCGCATGTTCAAATCGTGTCATCCCGATTTTTCACCTTTGCGGGTGTAGTTCAATGGTAGAACTTCAGCCTTCCAAGCTGATAGCGTGGGTTCGATTCCCATCACCCGCTCCATAATTTTATAGTAACGGGATGTAGCTCAGCTTGGTAGAGCACCTGGTTTGGGACCAGGGGGTCGCATGTTCAAATCGTGTCATCCCGATACTCAGCTTAAACGCTCTTAAAAAGCTCTTACTTCGGTAAGAGCTTTTTTTGTTATGTATTGAATTAATAACACGCATATAATCACATAACGTATGTAATATCACTCTTCCAAAAGAAATTGAACTTCCGGTGGAATACCAATCCGTAGATAATAACTTTTCCATGATTCTTCTTGTTCAGGATTGCTGCCTGTGGATAGTAGCTTTACAGCAAAGACATTAGCTTGACGTTCAAGCTTCCCAGGAGAGAAGTAGGAGCTTTCCTCCAGAAAGAAACGGTTAATCCCCTTATGAAGGCGATCATGTCCTAATTCATGCGCACAAACGAAGCGCTGCCACTCAACTGGCAACTCATTATGAATGACGATAAATCTTCTTCTTAGTTTTCGGTAATATAATCCCTTTGTGCCTGTCCCAAGGTTCATGAAACGAATGTGAATGCCTAGCGCTGAGGCCAGCTCGAACGGACAGTTGGTTTTATATTTTTTAATCAGATTATTGATCAGTTCATCCATATTCTTCACCTGCAGCATGTTAGTGTAGTTATTAAGTGTTGTTGGATTTATTTCTTTTGTTCATCTGTTTGGCTTCCCAGAATAAGCCGGTCAGTACATCTTTTATCCTCTGCTTGTCATCCTTGTCTAGTGGAATTCCATCAAACATCAGCTCTCCATCATCCTCCAGCATTTTACGGAAGTCACGTTTATCCTTGCTCGTAGCCCACTCTGGTACAACCTCTTCGCTTGGAAGAGCCTGTTCCTGTAAATACCCGGCTTGATCCATTAGCTCTTCGTACGGGACGCCTGTGGCCTCTGCTATTTTGCGTAATGTAGTTGGCTTAGGCACTCCTCTTAGACCATTTTCAATCCGTGAAATCTGTGATCCGCTAATGCCCGCTTCTGCTGCCAATTGATTAATAGTGAGTCCCTTCGTTTCGCGAAGTTGCTTCATGTAATCCCCAAATTCTTGTTTCATCTCAACCACTCCTTATAGACTGAAACTTATGATAATAATATAAGCCATTTTTGCCAATTGGTAAACAACAAAGCTTATATTATTGCCAAAAGGCAAGATAATGGAGGGAAAGCTATTCTTTTTCGCCCAAAACAGGCTAAAACGGGGTTTTACGAGATTGGTAGAGAAGTGGTATATTATAGAAAAATACGAACAGAATACGAACACTTTTTATTTTAGCACATTGCTTAGGAAACTTCCGCAATTTTAATCTCATTCTGACAAACCTAAAGGAGTGCATAAATGATGAACTTATCCGCTTTACCAGAGTTGGACCGTCGCCGAACCCAGGTCGTTATAGAGAGCATGTTGGAGAAATACCGTATTTTTAAGACCGTTACATTTGAGGCTAAGGAAGCCAGTACTACTTATTCGTATACAGAAAGATTTCATGGTCCTACGAATACTGTTACTGATCAGACTGCTGCGATAGCTTCTTATAATGTGGATATACCGGCTGCTAGGAGGGCTTTTTGCTCGGCGATAGACTCTGTGGTAGAAAGACTGGATACGAGGGAACAGCAATTAGTAAGAGAGCGTTATATGAAAAGAGACGAAACGTACGATTATACGATTTACAATCATGTGTTTGATCCACCGGTGAGTAAGGACACTTACGTGAAGATACGTTCGAAGGCTTTTTATAAGATGGCTTTGGCTTTAACGGATCTCGGTCTACTGTCCCTTAACACTTTAATAACAGCACCTAGAGTGAAGAAAGAGAAGATTAGTATTACTTAAGAGATATAGACGGTTACTAAAGACTGTGTCGTCCGAGCGGATGATGCGGTCTTTTTTTATTGATTTTATGTTCCTCCGAAAAACCGCTCTATACCATCCCAAAGCTAGCTTAAACCTCGTCGGTATACCGTCTCTGCAAGGCAAATTGGGGTGTATATTTATAACATGGCAAATGAAGCAAAAAGAACACCGCAAGAGCATGAATGCTCTGCTAATAGTTCAACCCTAGTGGTGAAGAGAACAAATCTAGCGGTGAAAGATTCTTTTGGCATTGGCCTAGTGTAGAAGGGTATTATCCAACATCGGATAGTATCCTTTTTTATTCTTAAATTTAGTAGAGGGGGTGTCTTCTTAATGTTAATGCAATTGAAGGTTAACACCATCAAAGATCGGCGAGCCGCCGTAGCTCAGAAAGGAATGGAGTGATGTCGGTACAACAATTACGAGAGCACATTACGAGTGCGCTGGAGCGGTATTTTCCAGATGTGCCTGTGTATGTGGAGGGGGAGAAACCTCAGACAGCTTATTTTTATCCTGGACTGATCTCAGCGACACTGGATCGGCAGCGGGAAGGCCGATATTTAGCGGTCTATCGCTTCGGTATCCGTTATAAACAAGGCAGTCTGCTGGAAGCTGAGAGAATGGCAGATAAGCTGAGTGAGGCAATGGCAGGGATGGAGCAAGAAGGTGGCTCTTTTCGTGTAGTTAGGCAAGCCTGGGAAGCTGGGGTAGAGGGACATGGGCCGCTTTTTACGACGGACTATATGGTGTATTTGCAAAGTGAAAAGCCTGACCCTATTAAGATGGGACATATGATAGGAGGAGAAAGACTGAAATGAGCACAAAGGTGAGTAATGGAGATCGTTTTGGTAAAGAGCAGATTGTGAATTCATCGCTTTTTACGGCTAAGGAAAAGGATGTACTGAACGTTGTTTTGCAGGATGACAAAAATTATACGATCGAAGAGGCGAAGCAATCTATGGGATTGTTTATTAATAAGGAGGTTTTGAACTAATGGCAGGCGGAACATGGACAACTCAAAACAAGGTACGCCCCGGGGTGTACGTAAATGTAGCATCGAATCAAGGTGCTATCGGAAAAATGGGAGAACGCGGGATTACTGCTTTGGCACTTGCCCTATCTTGGGGAGAACCGGGAGTGATCATGAAGATTACCCCGCAGGACGACGTGAATAAGCTGCTAGGTTATGATCTGGAACATTCGACACTACTACCAGTGCGCGAAGCGCTGAAACGTGCGGGAACATTGCTGCTCTATCGATTGAATGAAGGAGTTAAAGCGGCGGTAACAAATAGCGGCCTCCAAGTAACTGCTAAATACGGAGGTGTACGCGGGAATGATCTTTCTGTTGTTATTGAGAAGAATATTGAGAATAATGCTCTTTTTGATGTAAAGACACTGCTGAATGGAACCGAAATGAACAAGCAAACGGTTGGAACGGCTGAAGAGTTAGTCGCGAACGATTATGTTCAATTCCAGAAAAATGGCGCAGAAGGCTTAAAGCTAACCGCAGGTATGCCGCTTATTGGTGGAGCTAATGGTACAGTGACCAACGGCGCGCACAGCGATTTCTTATCTGCTCTTGAGGTGCTTGAGTTCCAAACGGTTGGACTAGTATCGCAGGATAGTACGCTTAAGGCGTTGTACAGTTCTTGGGTAAGACGACTGCGGGATACTGAAGGTAAGAAAGTACAGGCTGTACTATCGGACTATTCGACTGCGGGTCATGAAGGTGTCATTAGCGTGAAGAATGGGGTAGTGCTAAGCGACGGAACTACGATTAATAACATCAACGCTGTGGCTTGGGTAGCTGGTGCGACGGCTGCTGCTGCAGTGAATCAATCTCTGACTTATCAGGGATATGACGACTCCGTTGACGCTGATGTGCGGCTTAGCCATTCTGAGACGACAGCAGCTTTGCTGCAAGGTGAACTGCTCTTTACTTACAGTGGAGGTCGGGCTGTGGTGGAGCAGGATATTAACACGTTTACTGCATTTTCTCCGGATAAAGGCAAAGCGTTCTCTAAGAATCGTGTCTTGCGTGTGCTGGATGGGATTGCGAATGATCTGAAGCGTATTTTTGAGAACTACTACATTGGTAAGGTAGCTAATAATGAAGATGGACGGGCCCTGTTCTGGTCACAATGTGCGACTTATATGAATGATCTGCAGGATATCGGGGCGATTGAAAGCTTCAATGCGCAGACCGATGTTGTCGTTGTGGCAGGTGTGGATAGCGATAGCATTGTGCTCGACGTGGCTGTGAAACCGGTAGATTCCGTAGAAAAAGTATATATGAAAGTGAAGGTGGTTTAAGATGGCATTTTTAAAAGCTAGCGATACGATTTCCGGCCAGGAGGGCCGTGCGTATGCCGTGATTGGCACGCAAACTGAAGAGATGTTCTATGTGAAGACACTTGAAGCTACGGTAGAAAAAACAAAGGCAGAGGTGAAGACCCTAGGCCGCCGTGGTGTTCAGCATAAAGCGACTGGCTGGTCGGGCAGCGGTTCGATGACGATTTTTTATATGACTAGTCGTTTCCGCCAGATGATGCTCGATTATATGAATACAGGTGTCGACCAGTATTTCGATATTGAGGTTACGAACGAAGACCCATCGTCCAGTGTTGGAGCACAACGCATTATTTTAAAAGGCGTGAACCTTGATAGTGTCATCATGGCTTCTCTTGATACAGAATCAGATGCGCTGGAAGAAGAAGTGAGCTTTACCTTTGAAGACGTGCAGATTGTGCAAGCTTTTGGCGCTCCGGCAGGCTCCGGAAACTAATAAAGACAACTAGATAGATTGGAGCAAGTAAGGCCCGGGCGTGCAGGTGAGCGGCGGGTCTCTTCTCTGTCTAGTTAGTAGTACTAGAAGAAACTAAATCATTTTAGGAGGAAGACAATGAGTGAATTAAGTTTGTTTTTTGCGCAAAATGTAGCATGTGACACGACCGAGGAGTTTGTGGTATCGCAGCGGTTTAAGGATAAGGAAGGGAACGCAGTTGCCTGGAAGCTACGCAGTATGAACGAGGATGAGAATCAGGAATGCCGTAAAGCAGCTACTCGTAAGGTCAAAGGTAAGAACGGAGTGTATACCTCCGAGATTGAACCGAATGATTATATGGCTAAGCTTATGACCTCAAGTGTAGTGCATCCAGATCTGAAAAATGCTGAGCTACAGCGTTCTTATGGCGTTCTTGGTGCCGAAACGCTGCTGCGTAAAATGCTGCTTCCAGGTGAATTCGCGGCACTGGGTGAACGGGTACAGGCCTTGAATGGCTTCGGTACAGATATGAACGAGCTGGTGGATGAAGTAAAAAACTAATCAACGAGGGCGACAGTGAAGCGAACTTAGCTTACTACGCCCTCCACGAGCTTCATATTTTACCGCATGAGCTAATGAAGCTGTCTTCACGTGAACGTGCCGCAATTTATGCGATGATTGCTGTTCGTGTGGAGAAGGAGAAGCGGGATCAGGCACGGAGTAAGGCGAGGAAGAGATAGGTGGTGAATGAATGGCAGGTATGCAAAACAATATAGCTGGAATCCAGCAAGTCTCCAATCAATGGATTAATGATATAACCAATCAAATTACAACTCAGGTTTCTGCAAATATTTCAAATTCCTTTTCCGCAACTTTAAACCGAATCAGTATGAAAATAGTCAATAAGCCCGTGTACAACATCACTAACAATTACAGTGCAGCTTATACCAGGATTCAAGCTTCTATTGGAGGCGCAGTACAGGCTCAGGAGAGACTGAACGATGCGGCAGAACAAGGAGCAGCAGGTGCTGAGCAGCAGGCGGGTACATGGGAAAAGATCACCGGTGCTTTTGGGAAAGCCAAAGGTGTGCTGGAAAAAGTTAAAGGAGTTATGGAAAAGGTGCTTGCGCCTGCAGCTGAACAGCAAAAATGGGAGGATCTTTTTAAAGCGAAAACCGGAAATGCTGATGTTGGTGTGGCAATGTTTGATAAGTTCAAGAAGAGGGCACTAGATACCGGGCAGGATGTAAACAAGTCCATGGAAAGTGTCTTGTCGTTTTATCCTAAAACTCAAAATACGGATCAGTTAGATAAGCTTATGGATTATTCCACAAGGCTAAGCATGATGTCTCCGGAGGGGAAAGATATTGGTGATACTTCATCGGCGATTACTTCTGCTTTTGAGGGGGATTCTAGTGATTTAGCATCCATGCTTCAGGTGGATAAAGAGGATCTGGGCGGACTTGATCTAGTGGCCGGAACGGGCAATATGGAAGCCTTTTTGAGTACTTTGGGAGATATTATGACAACGTCAGGGATGACGAGTGATTCGCTACAAACCATGATGGATTCACCCGTTAATCAATGGCAAGCTCTTCTTGGAAACTATAACAACTCTCTGGCTGGTATGGGAGAAGGTGCTCTAGCGGCATTGTCACCACTATTAGGCATTCTTAACCAGGCATTTTCAGATGGAAGCTTTCAGCCAATTATCGATGGGATAGCGATTGGACTGGCGATACTTGCACAAGTATTCTCGCAGGTCGTACAAGGTGCATTGTATCTCTGGAGTGTTCTTAGCAACCCTGTTGTTTTGCCGATTGTTTTGGGTGTTGTTGCTGGAGTTATTGCCTTAGCAATCGCGATGAATGCCTCAACAATTGCAACTAGAATTTCATCTATTGCTACCGGAATTGCTACCGCAGCCCAAGGCATTTTCAACGCTGTGATGAGTGCTAATCCAATTGCACTTGTAATAGGGCTTATAGTTGCACTTATAGTAGCATTTTTAGGGATTGTGGCAGCCCTTCAGCCTGTGAGGGACTTTTTGGCGAATATGTTCAGGGGACTGGGACAGCTCGTTGCAGAATTTGTGGGCTTTGTTATCGATCTTTGGACCGGATTTGTTAATGGTATTATTGGCGCTGTGAACTTTTTGCTAGATAGTATAAATAAAGTAGTTGGAGCTGTTGGCAAATTTATTGGTATAGAGTCGGAGATCAATCTTCATATTGAAGAGGTTGATAGCAGTCAATTCAAAAAGGATTTGCAAATGGACATTGGAGCTTCTTTTAATTCAGGGGCAGAAAAAATCCAGAATTTTGATATTAATGCGTTGAAAGAAAAATTGAATATAGGAGGGAGTACGAGTAATGAGAACACGTTAAATCAGTGGAATACTACCCATTCAGGGGATTTGTCAAAACCTTTGCAAACGCCTACCGTACCTGAAACTCCAGTAGTTCCTACGATGAATACACCTTCAGCTACGGGTTCTTTTCAAAATGCAGGGGTTCCGGGTAATCTGAACACCGTCAACCGTGTAAACGAACTCGGCTCCATCAACGACACTGTAGACATCTCCAGCGATGATCTGAAAATGCTTCGTGAGCTAGCGGAGATTCAGGCGATCCAGAATTTTGTGGAGCTTACGCCGACGGTGCAGGTGACGACCGGGAATATTAACAATGCCGGAGACATTGATACGATTATCAGCAAGATCGGGCAAAAGCTGAATGAGGAGTTTGTCTCTACAGCGCAGGGGGTGTATACGTAACGTGGAAGAGTACGGGATTTTTCTTGGTTTTAATAATCAGGCGGAAGCATTCCGGCTGCCAGTCAACCCGGAGACCTTGGAGATCAAGGAGAGCGGGGATGGGAAAAGCTATACCATTATCGATCTGGGTGAGATCAATACGATTGCTTATCCGAAGCTGACGGAGATCACCATTGAAAGTATCTTTCCGGCACAAAGGTATCCGTTCGTATTGGTACAAGAGGACGGGCTGAAGAGACCCTTTGAATATGTGGAGCTTATTAAGAAGTGGATGACGAGTCGCAGACCTATTCGTTTTGTATTCTCCGGAGTGAGCTATGCGGATGACACGAAAAAAGCAGAGGGGAAGCTAAACGACGCGAAGAAATGGTTAAAGCAATCATCGACTAGTGAGGATAAATCCATAGAGATTGATTTTGGTGTGAATATGGCTATGAGTATCGAAGGCTTCACTTGGAAGCTCAGTGCGGGTACGTCAGGGGATATTGAATATTCGTTGTCTCTCAAAAAGTACGTATTCTATCAGGCTGTAGCTGTAAAGGTTGTCAACGATGAAGTGAAAGTAGAGAAGAAGCGGGCGAATGAAACTCCCAAACCTACTACGTATACCCTGAAGTCTGGTGACAGCCTATGGAAAGTTGCTAAAGAAAAGCTTGGGGATGGCAAAAGGTGTGGAGAAATCCAGAAACTTAATGGCATTAAAGATAGTGAGCTGAGGAAGCTTCCAATCGGTAAGGTCATTAAGCTGCCGTAGGAGGATGTTATGGAACTGCTTGTGAAGAATAAGGAAGGTAATCTATGGGATATTTCTGGCATCGTCTCCGATATTTCTTGGAAAACGGCCCGCTCAGGAAAACCGGCATCACTAGAGTTAACACTTGTGGACAGCGGAATCTATCAGCATCCTAAGTTCGGCATCAGCAACGGTGATATTATTCAGTTCAGTAAAGATAATGTGGATGTATTCTACGGGTTTGTGTTCAGCATTGATACAGGCTCGGACCAGGAGATTAAGCTGACTGCCTATGATCAGATGCGTTATTTGCTGGGCAATGGCAGTTATGTTTTGCAGGATGTTACGGCTAGTGATGTTATCAAAAAAATAACGCAAGACTACGGACTGCAGACAGGTGTGTTGGAGGATACAGAGTACCGGATTCCCTCTTTAATCGAGGATGACAAAAAGCTGCTGGACATCATTATGGGAGCGATAGGCAGTGAGCTTCAGTATAAGGGGCAGTTGATGGCTTTTTACGATGATTTTGGCAAGCTTACACTGCGTAAACCGGAGTCTATGCTGCTTAATCTGGTGCTGGGAGCGGGGCATTATCTGTACGACTATTCGCTCAAAAAAAGTATTGATGATGATACGTACAATACCATTTTTCTATACAAGGATAACGAGAAGTCTGGTAAGCGTGATTTTTTTCCGGTTAGCGATAAGGATAATGTGAAACGCTGGGGTATCCTGCACTTGTATCAGAAGGCTGATGATAAAGCGAATGCTGCACAAATTCAGGAGAAGGCAAATAATCTGCTGAAAATGCACAACCGTGAAAAGCTTAGTCTCTCCGTACAGGCGATTGGTGATATGCGCGTAAGGGCTGGTAATTTCATTTATGTCCTGCTTGATGAATTCAAGACTCAGGTGTTTCTGGTGGATCAATGCACTCATAAGATTTCCGGTGGGGAGCATACGATGTCCCTCGATATAAAGGTGGTGTAGAAATGATGTTGGATATTATAAAAAAAGCAAGCTTAGGAGCCGTGGGAAATACAAATCCCGTGGCTTTTTCTTATGGGACGGTAACGGAGGCAGCTCCTTTGCAGATCCAGGTGGATCAACGTTTTATTTTATCGGGGAATGCGCTAGTGCTGCCTGAATCGGTAATGGAAAGCAAAATCGAGCTAGAGGGTAGAGAAGTAGTAGTGCGTCGAGGACTTGCCACTGGTGATCGGGTTCTGATGGTTCGGATGCAGGGTGGACAAAGCTATATTGTGCTGGATCGGCTGGTGAGTCCGATATGATTCCTGCGATTGGAAAAGCTGGACCGATAACTGCCCTTCTTGAAGGTGAGGTTAACCTTGAGCATGGGGAAAGCCCCAGTCTAACCTATCGAATGGATTGGGACCGAAAAAGGATTACAGGTCAAACGGATGGACTTGAGGCAGTGCAGCAGGCAGCGGCTAAAATTTTGCGTACCGATCGGTTTGAACATCTGATTTACAGTTCGGATTACGGAACAGAGTGGCAGCTGGTTCTGGGTAAGGATCGGCTGTTAGTCAGAGCTGAAATCAGACGAGTCATTAGTGAGGCCTTACTTCAGGATGAACGAATCCTTAGCTTAGAAAATATTGAGGTTTCTTTTAACGGGGATAATCTAACTTTTGATTGTAAGGTGGTCACACGTTACGGAAATTTTCAGCTGAGAAAGGAGTGGAATGAGGATGTATGAGGATCAGACGTATGAGGCTCTTTTGGAGCGGATGCTGGATCGGGTTCCGTCAGGTTTAGATAAACGAGAGGGCAGTATTATTTATGACGCGCTCGCTCCGGCAGCAGCAGAGCTGGCGCAAATGTACATTGAGTTGGATGTGAATAATAATCTGTATTTTGCAGACACGGCGACCGGAGAGTACTTGGAGCGAAGTATCTCCTGGTCAGGAATTGTTAGGCGTGAAGCAAGCAAGGCCCAGCTGAAGGGGATTTTTTATAAAGCGGATGGAGGATTTGTAGATGTCCCTCTCGGAAGCCGCTTTTCACTCGATATGCTGAATTATATGGCTGTGGAGAAGCTATCTCCTGGAGTGTACCGGTTGGAGAGTGAAACCGCTGGAGAAGAAGGAAACCGATATTTTGGCTCTTTGCTGCCGGTGGATTATATTTCAGACCTCGCGCGTGGGGAAATAGCTTCCCTTCTGATCCCTGGGGAGAACTCCGAATCGGATGAATCGCTACGGCAGCGTTATTTGGATTCAGCCAGACGCCCAGCTACTAGCGGCAATAAATATCACTATATGGAGTGGGCTATGCAGGTTGTAGGGGTGGGAGGTGCACGTGTTTTTCCGTTATGGAACGGTCCTAAGACGGTGAAAGTGATTGTTGTGGATGCCGAGAAACTTCCTGCTTCTGAGCTGCTGGTGACAAAGGTTCAGCATTACATTGATCCGGTCTCTGGAGCGGGTGAGGGGCAAGCCCCCGTAGGTGCTGTTGTAACTGTGGCGTCAGCGAAGGGCAAAAGTATTAGTGTAAGCGCAAAAGTAACCCTTGCTTCAGGTTATGCGCTGCAAGCTGTAAATGAAGAATTTAAGGCGATTCTTGAGAGCTATCGCAAGGAGAAGGCTTTTTCAGCAACCTATATTAGCCAGTCTGTAATCGGTGCCCTATTGCTAGCTACTGAGGGAGTCGCAGATTACAGTGAGCTGAAGCTGAACGGTGGAGCGGGCAACGTAATGTTGAACGAAGAAGAAATTCCATTGTTCGGCAATGTTTTACTGGAGGTGTAGCATGGGTTACCCGGAGAAAGTTGATATTTTTCAAGAAAAGCTTAATAAAAAAGCAAACGGCGGCAGCTATGTTATTGAAGAGAGATTACCGCTTGTAAATGGCATGTATAGTGGTGCGCTTGCGCATGACAACATCAATAATCAGACCATCGCAGTGTACACAGGGTCACAGTATTCCGGGATCGAGCTGCGTAATTTTACGGTGTCTTTTCCGGATGAAGCGCCATGGCGGCGGTTGATTAAGATTTTTGCCGATGTGCCCGAGGTTTATGTGACTTACGAAACCCCCGGCGATACCGTTGAAGCAGAGGATATTAACGGTTTGCAAGGTAGCCTTACAGCCGTACAAAGTGAACTAGAGCGTTATAAGAGCAAGGGTCAGATTGACGGAGGATCATTTAGAAGAGAGGTGTAAAATGGCACAGACTATACAAATAAAGCGGGGAACAAAGGCTGAGCTAACGAGTTATGGCGTGTTGAAGGCGGGCGAGCTTGGTTTTTGCAGTGATACTAAGGAAGTTTATATTGGTGACGGCACGTCTAATTCCATGGTCGGAAGGGCACTATCGGGTCCAGAAGCCTCTCGTCCAGTTGCAGGAGCCGTTGGTCGTTTGTATTACGTGACTACGGGTACGAATAGCGGATATTTATATTTTGATGATGGGGCAGCCTGGCGGCGGGTGAATGCGCAGAAGCTTAGCGATCTGACAGGTACAATTGACGATATCGCTGATGGAGCAACCTACGCGAAGGTGCTTAAAGCGGATATTAGTGCGGGGCATATCAACAAAGTATCTGATGGCACGAACGTAAAGACTGCCGCTGAGATCAAGACTCACATTGACGATGTGGTCAAGCACCGGATGATCAATGATGCCGGGACTACGATTACAGACTTGTGGTCTGCGCAAAAGATTAAAAATGAAATTGAGCTGGCCAAGCATAACATCGAACCGCAAGCGTCGGTAAAAGATCAGAACCTGCTGGCTCCACCAGCCAGTCCGGTTGAGGGTGACCGATACATTATTCCAGCTGGAGCAACCGGGACATGGGCGGGGAAAACGAATCAAATCGTGGAGTACCAATCTGCTGCTTGGGTATTTTATGTTCCTGCCGTAGGCTGGACCGCTTACGTCGATGATGAGCAGAAGATTTATAGCTGGAACGGCAGCGCATGGGTTCGTACGGGTGGTGCATTACAGACCATTACAGCTGGAAACGGACTGATTGGTGGTGGTCAGGCCGATGCTGTGACGCTGAATATTGGTGCAGGCAATGGGATCACGGTTACTGCAGACGCGATTGCGGTTACAGCTGGAAAAGGGATCACTGTAGATGGAGCCGGTGTAGCTGTAAGTGTGGATGGAAGTAGCATCATTTATGATGCGGCGAATGGCAATAAACTTACCGTAGCCAGTATTGATGGCGGAACATTCTAGGGGGCGGGACAATGGCTCTAAAGACATTGATTCAAATACGCCGCGGATTGGAAAATGCGATTGGAGCACTGGCTATTGGTGAGCTTGGCTATTGCACAGACAGTGGCAAGCTGTACATTGGTTCTGCTGCTGGTAATGTCTTACTGGTAGCCGCGCAGAGTACCGGGGATATGCTGAAAAGCATTTACGATACGAATAACAATGGCAAGGTGGATTTCGCGCAACAAGCGGATAGTGTAGCTTGGGCGGGGGTAGCGGGTAAACCAGCGGTGTTTCCTCCGGCGGCGCATACACATGATTATTTGCCCAAAGGCCCCCTAACCTGGAATCAATTGAAGGGGGTGTAGAGGATGAGTTACGGCAGCTCTTTATACAGCGAATTGCAATATTCCGCAGATAAAGATTCGAGCCATCCGGATGAAGTCGAGCCGCCTGATCTAATGCAGTATTTGCCGGATTATTATAAGGATGTCCGCGAAATGGAGAAGCTTCAGGAGACCATCGGGCTAGAAATTGGTGGACTGAAGGTAGGCACTGTAGATGTACTGGATCAGGCGTTTGTTGAAACAGCAACGGTAAGTCTTGGACGTTGGGAGGCTGAGCTTGGACTAAATATCGATTCATCCAAGTCATATGCCACACGCCGAGAGATGATTAAAGCGAAGCTGCGTGGAAACGGGTCGACAACGCCGGAGATGATCCAGCGGACAGCGTCAGCTTTTTCAGGTGGAGTGGTTGAAGTTAAGGAAGTGCCTGATGAGTATCGTTTTGAGATTCATTTTGTGAGTACGCTGGGCATTCCTCCGAATATGGCAGGGTTGATTCAAATTATCGAAGAGATAAAACCTGCGCATTTAGCTTATGAATTTGTGTTCAGCTATACCTGGTGGGACTCCGTTAAGGTTTTGACATGGGAGAGTGCACACAGTAAAACGTGGAACGAATTAAGAACTTATAGATAGGAGAGTGACATATGCAAACCACAGGAAATTTGGGCTTAAAAAAGCCAGAGGGAACAGATATCGTTGATATTGCCGATCTGAACGGGAATATGGACATTTTGGACAATGCCGTTAATGGCAAGGTCGATAAAGTAACAGGCAAACAGCTATCTACGAACGACTACACCGCAGCTGAGAAAACGAAGCTGGCGGGGATTGCGACGGGAGCGAATAATTATACTCACCCAGTTACCCACCCACCAGCTATTATTGCTCAAGACGCGAGTAATCGGTTTGTTACGGATGCTGAAAAGACGGCGTGGAATGCAAAAGCTGGTACAGCCGTAGCTACAACTTCTACAAATGGCTTGATGTCTGCTGTGGACAAGACACTACTGAATAACAACACTGGATTTGGTACTACGGCTGGTGCAGCTACCGCATATACTCTTACACTTAGCCCAGCACCTACGGCGCTGATAGCAGGACTGAAATTTAGTTTCAAAACACACATTGATAGCGGAGCTAATCCTACACTCAATCCTAATACATTAGGGGCCAAAGCAATCAAGAAACCCAATGGAAATGCGGCAACACTTGCCCTGAACGGAGTTTACACGGTTGTATATGATGGCACGGCTTTTATCTTACAGGGTGAAGGGGGTGAATATGGAACAGCAACAGCAGCCCAGGTGCTAGCGCCTTACACAGTAGGACAAGATAACGGACTAGTGACGGGGACGATACCCACAGCGGCAGCAGGGGCGGCACCTGCTAAAGTAGTGGGCTACAACGGAAATCTGGACGTTACTCCGGTTAAGGCATATAACGACGGAACTACTGTGATAAATATTAAAGACGCTAACTATAACACAGCTAACTGGTTACGAGGCAAGTCGATATTTGGCGTAGATGGAGCTATTCCCGACTTTTCTTCAGCCCCTGCGAGTGGCTATAAAGCCGCAAAAAGTGCGAAAGGGGATTGGTCTGGTAGTCTAGTACTAGAGCCTGAAACCGGATACTATAAAAGCGGATTAAATTCAGGTGGTTTTGGTGCTATTATTGCAAGTGACCCTAATTTTGTACCTTCTAACATTCTACAAGGCAAGACGATATTTGGCGTTGACGGTGCGATTGTGCAGCAACCGGCCAGCGCTTCATCAGTAAGTACGACATGGGACGGAATTAATTTATGGGTTCGCATTCCAAGAGGCGCGTATTTAAATAATGGGGGCACAGGAGTACCCGAAATAGTAGTGAATGCTGCACAGGCTAGGGCAGATAGTAATATAATTGCATCTAATATTCGAAACGGAACATGGGTGTATGGGGTGCAAGGCACGTTGCAACCGAAACAATTTGCTTCTGGCTCACTAGTTACGGGGGGTGTTGTTAATGTGAGTGGTTTAGGGTTCAGACCAACAGGGATCGCAATGAAACATAACCCTGATAGTGGTCTTGGTTGGAGTTCGATGTTTATCTATTATTTAGACCCTGTTATTGGAATGGGAATACAAGCGATGTATATTATGGGGCAAGACGTTCCGTTGATTATATCGTTTTATGAAGGTTCATTTTCGGTAGATAAACAGTATAATCCAAACACAATGCCTTATCAGGAATATGTATGGGCGGCGTGGAATTAAGAGGGAGGAAGGTAATACAATGCAAATTGGACGAAAAATATTTTATGAACTAACAACAGGTTATGTTGTTCAAGATACCGGAGAGAGATCCGGTGATGTTATTGAGACAACTATAGATCAGGATTTTGCTGCATATCGTGCGCTGAGTGAACGCGTACCTGAAACGGTTGGAATTCTTCAACTAGAGTATGAAGAATATAAGCAAGATTTTGCAGAATGCAACGGATACCGCGTAAACGTTAATACTAAGAAATTAGAGTTCAGTTATCCTGACCCTAACACCGAGCCTGAGCACCCACAAGAGCCTGTGTATCAAGAGCCTTTAACCGAAAGGTAAAAAAACTTGAATTAGAGAGTGCTGGCATAGGATTCGAACTAGCAACGACTCAATCTCGATTGGATCAAGCTGAGCAAGAACAAGCGAATCTACTTCTAAGCCTTGTGGAAGGAGATGTACTGTAAATGCACTGGTACGCACTGGTTAAGCGATACTTTGAAGCAGGATTGTATACTGCGGAGCAGGTACAGGTTTTTGTTACCTCTAAAAAGATAACGGTTGAACAAGCTGAAGAGATTACAGATAGCGCCATATAGTAGGCGTTTTTATTTTGCCCTCGTAGCTGCTACGAGGGCTGTTTTATTTATCACTTTAGAAGGGGGCTGTTATATGACCATTGTGGGAGTAAATTCAGGAGGAGGCGATGCTGAAGCAGCGCCCATTGAGCACCGTTTAGAAGATGTTGAAAGTAGACTAGTAGTCATCCAAGACGAGATCTTTAGATTTGGAACAGAACATCTAAGTTTTAGTAATGAGCTTCTATTATTAAAAGAAAAACAATCACGCCATGAGGAAGATGTGAAGCAAATTAAGCAATCAACGATAGAAATGAAAATACAATTTAACGAGATTATGAGACGTTGGGATACATTGGACTCACGTGTGTTCCAGCTATTGCAACAATCCCAGACGGACAGCAAGAGCGAACGAAAAGTGTTTATCGATTTACTTAAATACGTTCTGGCGGGAACTATCTTTGCTATTATTGCCTTTTTATTTAAAGGAGGGGTATAGATGCTCACTTTGTCCCAAATCAAAGAAAAATCAAGTAAACGCCTAACCAACCTACACCCCGTAGTCCGTTCCGCTGCTACTGCTCTAATCGAACGTTGCTACAAACTCAACATCCCCATTCTCATTACGCAAGGACTTCGCACAATAGCCGAGCAGGATGCACTTTTCGCACAAGGACGTACCAAGCCTGGAGCAATTGTCACTAATGCGCGTGGCGGGTATAGCTACCACAATTTTGGACTTGCCGTAGATTTCGCTCTTTTGCTGCCAAATGGATCGAGTGTGTCATGGGATATGCGCCGGGACGACAATAACAACCAGATCGCAGATTGGCAGGAAGTTGTGAGGGAGGCGAAGACGCTAGGCTTTGAGTGGGGTGGCGATTGGACGAGCTTTAAGGACTATCCACATTTTCAAATGGCGTTTGGATTAACGCTCACTCAGCTACGAGCAGGGGCAAAGCCTTCAACATCTACAGTGGAGGCAGCGTACAATATCATCAATCGGAAGGAGGAGGAAACATTGAAGGGTGACGCAATAGCTGTCGTAAAGTTTAACGGAGTTAAGGTTGCAGATGGAGTGCTTGAAAAAGGCATTACCTACGTTCCCGTTCGTATTATTGCAGAAGCGCTAGGCGCACAAGTAGGTTATGATTCCGCCACTAGGACGGTTGAGATTAAAAGTACCCACTAAGGAGGTATCTATCATGGAAACTAGAGAGATTTTAGATGATGTTATGGCGTTTGCTTCTATATTAGCTGTATTCGTACTGGCTCTGGTTCAATTGGTCAAAAATAGTATCAACGTCCCGCGGAATACAGTTCCGATAATCGGGCTATTGATAGGTTTGCTCATCGGAGCGGCAGCGTATCCTTTTACTGAACTGGATATCGTTCTTCGCCTTTGGGCTGGAGGACTTGCAGGTTTATCTGCGACGGGGTTATTTGAGCTAGTCTTTAACAATCGTCCGGGGACGACGAAAGAGTAA